CAATCTCAAATGTGAATTGTTTGAATATACAGGTGAGTTATTCAATACTGGAGAACCAGAAATTGATGCCTTGTATCAAAACAATTTTCTTGGAGCTGCCCAGCCTCAGATTATATTGTTAGATAATATACAATCCAAATTAATGATTACAGAGGATGAAAAAGTATTTACTACTGAGGGTGTTTCAATAGAAGATATAGACACAGCAGCGGAAAATGAAACTATACAAGATGAAGCAGACGAGTTTCTTGATTTTTCTGAAACAAATCCTTTCAGCGAGGGTGGCCGTTATTAATTTCACCATAAGTGTAGAGGGTAATAAAAATGTTTGGTAAAAAATTTTACCACGGTTCTATAAGAAAATATGTTACTTTGTTTGGTACATTATTTAACGATATTGAGATTGATAGAGTAGATTCGTCAAATAACATATATCAAACTATTAAAGTTCCTATTAGTTATGGACCAAAAGAAAAGGTTTTAGTTAGATTAGATCAAGATCCAGATATCAATCGAAAATATGCTGTATTACTTCCAAGAATGTCTTTTGAATTAAACAATATTAATTATGCTAGCGACAGAAAATTGGCTACTATTAACAAAAATGTGAAAACAAACAGTAGCAGCGATACAATAATGAAATATCAATACAATCCTGTTCCTTACGATTTTATGTTTACCTTAAATATAATGACAAAAAATGCTGAAGACGGAACACGAATTGTAGAACAAATATTGCCATTTTTCACTCCTTCTTGGACCCCCACAGTTAATTTAATACCAGAGATGAATGTTGTTGTAGATATTCCAATAATTCTTCTTGATGTAATTACTCAAGATACGTATGAAGGTAATTTTGAGGAGAGAAGATCGTTGACTTGGACATTAAATTTTATTTTAAAAGGGTATTTGTTTGGCCCTGTTTCTAACGCAAGTATAATTAATGTCGCAAACATTAATTTCTTTGATGCTACACTTTATAATAATATTGACACAGCTGTTGGCAATGCAGCATTGCTTGAAACATTAAATATAGTCCCTGGATTAACAGCCAACGGACAACCAACATCTAATAGTTCTTTATCTGTAGATAAAGATGAAATACAGGCTAATGACAGTTATGGATACATCACGACCATCACAAGCGGATAAAATAGCTGAGACACTGGGGTTAGAACCTTTGAACAATCCAGAACCAAAAGCAGTTATTGAAGTGTTAACAACCAGTAGTCAAGTTGAAAATGATTATCAATTTGCTAGGGAAAATATGATTGTTGCTATAGAAAAAGGCAGTGAAGCTTTGGTTGATATTTTAGAAATAGCACAAAAATCCCAACAACCGCGAGCGTTTGAGGTGGTATCGGATTTAGTTAAAACGTTAGCTCAAACAAACAAAGATTTATTGGAATTAATAAAACAAAAAAAAGAAATTGAAAGTAAAGATGGTCCAAAGACTGTTAACAACAATCTTTTTGTTGGTAGCACATCAGAATTATTAAAAATGTTGAAAAAACAAGATGGATAAAACAGCTTATCATGGAAACAGACATCTAAAGAAAACAGATATTGCAATTGAATTTACTCCTGAAAACATCAGGGAGTTTGCAAAATGTTCAAGAGATCCTATATATTTCATAGAAAATTATGTTAAGATAATTAACGTAGATAAGGGTTTGGTAAATTTCAAACCTTTTAAATATCAAAAGAAAATAATAGAGACATCGGTAACAAACCGATTTGTTATTTGCAAGATGCCTCGTCAATGCGGTAAATTGCTTAAAAATGATGAGGTTATACCAACGCCACACGGTTTTCAGAAAATGGGAGACCTTCAAATAGGGGATCAAGTTTTTGACGAGCTTGGAAATTTGTGCAACGTTGTTTTTGTATCGCATGAACAAAATGTTCCTGCGTATCGAATAACATTTGATGACGGATCATTTGTTGATGCCTGCGAAGATCATCAATGGGTTGTTTATGATCGATTAAATCCCTCTTGCTCCGTTGTTGGCGGCAAAAAAACAAATTTCCAACACCGAAGAATTCAAGCAAGTACAAAACAACTATACGAAAATCGTTGGAAGCGAACCAATAAACGTGGACATGATGATTTTGCTTATTATATTCCAAACACGTTACCAGTCAATTATCCCAAACAGCAAACAAAAATAGATCCTTACATACTAGGGGTATGGCTGGGGGACGGTTCAAGCTACGGGCCAACATTAACTTGTCACAGTGATCATAAGTCTTTTTATGAGACACAAGGAATAAAGTTTTCTTCAGACGCTAGCAGAGACAAGCGCAAAAATGTATTCACTCAAAGCATAAGTGGTCCGTTAGGTGAATCACTTTCGTTTTATAATCTACGTAAAAAAAGTCCACACGTCCCATCAAAGAGAATACCTCACGAATTTTTGTTCAATTCTGTTAAAAATAGAATTGCCCTCTTACAGGGGTTGATGGACACAGATGGCCATGTTGCGAAGAATGGTCAATGTCAGATACAATTAACGACGAAAAATCAACCATTAATTGAGGATGTGTACACTCTTTTATGTTCACTCGGTTTAAAAGTTACACGAAAGGAGTTTATCAATAACCGGTTTAAAACACCTACAGGGTCTGTGCGACTCTCATTCACAGTTGGTCGTGATAAGTTTGATGTTGCTCGACACCCGAGCAAGTTAGCTAATCAAAAACAAACACTTTCAAACGCTCGCTACGTTTATTCCCGAACAATTCAGAATATTGAACCAATTGAAAATATTGTTGGTAGATGTATACAGGTAGATTCGCCCAACAGCTTATACTTATGTACTAAGTCTTATATCCCGACACACAATACAACTGCAATTGTAGGTTTAATGTTGTGGTATGTATTGTTCAATGAAGATTTCACTATAGCAATTCTAGCCCATAAATTGACACAAGCACAAGAGATCATGTCGCGAATACAATTGGCATATGAGAATTTACCCAAGTGGTTACAGCAGGGAATTATAGAATGGAATAAGAGAAATATTGAATTAGAAAACAAATCAAAGATTATTGCTTCCTCAACAACAGCTAGTGGAGCTCGAGGAGGTTCATATAATTTGGTTTATCTGGATGAGTTTGCTTTCGTGCCAAACAATATGCAAGAAAAGTTTTTTAGTGCAACATATCCTGTAATTTCATCTGGTCAAACAACAAAGGTATTAATAACATCTACACCTAACGGTTTAAATCTGTTTTATAAAATGTGGAGAGATTCAGAATTAGGTCGTAATGATTATAAGAGAATATCAATACATTGGTCAGAAACACCTGGACGTAATGAGAAATGGAAACAGGAAACAATAAGAAACACAAGTGTTGAACAGTTTCGTGTTGAGTTTGAAACGGAGTTTGTTGGTTCGTCCGCTACATTGATTCATCCAGACGTTCTAAGATCTTTGGTGTTTGAACAACCTATACATATACGTAATGATACAAAAATATACAAAGATGTTGAGAAAGATCATGTATATTTTATGACTGTAGATACAGCTCGGGGTTTAGGCAACGATTACTCTGCTTTTACAATATTTGATGCAACTATTGTTCCATATACAGTTGTAGCTACATATAGATGTAATACAATAGCTCCTCTTTTGTACCCAAATATTATACACTCAGCCGCAGAGAAATACAACAGGGCATATGTATTAATAGAGACGAATGATATAGGACAACAAGTAGCTGATATACTTCATTATGATTTGGAATATGAAAACATAATTACAACTACAACAGATGATAAATCTGGTGTACAAATAATGTCTGGAGGTTTTAGTCAATCAACAAAATTAGGTTTGAGAACAACAAAACAAACAAAAAGATTTGGATGTTCAAATCTTAAATCTCTAGTTGAGAATCAAAAGTTGATTCTCAACGATGATATGACAATCTATGAGTTAATGAGATTTGTTGCAGTAAATAATTCTTATGAAGCAGAAGATGGCAATGATGATACAGTGATGTGTTGTGTTCTGTTTGCTTGGATGACTCAACAAAACTACTTTAAAGATCTAACAAATGTAGATATCCGAAAGCTTTTGCAAAACGAAAAACAACAAGAAATTGAAGATGATACATCGTTATTTTTTATAACGAGCGAAGATATTATTGATGAGAGCAATACAATTTTTTCTGTAAATAATGATAAGTGGTTAATGTTTTCTTCATAAAACTGCAAATTTATAAATACATTCATTGATAGTCATAACAATAAATATAACGTTTTTTGAGGAGAAATGATATGCCATTTCAAGTTAGTCCTGGAGTTAATGTAACCGAAATTGACCTAACAACGGTAGTGCCAGCGGTATCTACTACTGAAGGGGCAATTGGCGGTGTGTTTAAATGGGGTCCTGTTGGACAACGAATTCTCGTTAGTTCAGAAACAGAACTTATTTCCCGTTTTGGTAAACCTACAAATTTTAATGCTGAAACATTTTTTACAGCAGCAAATTTTCTATCGTACGGTAACAAATTGTATGTTTCTCGTGGTGCAAACACAACAAGTTCAAACAATACATTGCTTACTATTGCAAATGCAAATACAGAAGGTCAAATAAATTCTACAACCTTTCCCGTTAGTTCAACAATCTTCCAAAGGGATTCTTCAGGGGCTAATATTGCTGTTGGTGTAGTTGTCAGTGTTAATTCAACTACAGTTACAGTTAACGTGGAATCAATGCAAGGACAATTCACCACCTTCACAGGTAGCAACACTAGTTTACAACTCATAAGTGATAGCAGTGGTAATACAGCAACAATAAGTTTGGTTACGGAAGACGTTATAGTGACAAGAACAGCAGTTGTTTCCTCTGGTCTTGCTGCTGATATTAACAGTTTCATTATTAAAAATTCTGATGATTATACAACAAAAGATGAAAATGGGGATTTTGCTGCTGATACAGACACGTTGTATGCAGCAAAATATCCAGGAGATTTAGGTAACTCATTAAAAATTTCTGTTTGCGATTCAAACTCAGCTTTTGAATCTACTATTACAGCAAACGGAGGGGTTTCAATTTCTGTTGGTGATGCAACGCTCAGATTTGGTATAACAGGAGCTAACACAGTATCAAATACAGCTATTGATAATCTTATTGCTAGCTTAACTGTTGGTGATGTAATAACTTTAGGAAATACATCAATTGGCAAACAAACATCAAATATCATATCAGTTGGAGAAAGAGCTGTAAATGCTACCCACTCATATGTTGATGTTGAACTTGAAGATTTGTACGCACTATCAACTAATTTTTCAGCCACCTCTGTAACAAGAAATTGGGAATACTACAATAGTGTTGATAAAACTATTGGAACAAGTCCTTATACAACTGCGTATGGAAATTCAGCTGCGAGCGATGAAATACACGTTGTTGTTGCTGATGACGACGGTTTAATTACTGGTGTACCTGGCACAATTTTAGAAGTGTTTGAAAGTTTATCGCGTGCAACAGATGCAAAAACAGAAGATGGTGCAACATTATACTACAAAGATGTTATCAATCAAAATTCCCAATATGTTTGGTTAACAAATCATCGTAGTAATGCAAATGGAACATCAAATGCTTTCAGTGTGAGTTCTTCAACAAACACAAAACCTTTTACTGGGTCATTTATTCTTGGAAAAGATGGTCCAAACGAATCAAGCGTATCGTTTAATGTTTTAGCCAACGCATATGATTTGTTTGCTTCAGCTGAAGAAGTTGATATTTCTCTCATTCTTCAAGGAAAAGCACGTGGTGGTACACATGGTGAGCAACTAGCAAACTATATTATTGATAATATATGCGAAGTGAGAAAGGATTGTGTTGCATTTGTTTCCCCAGACCGTGCAGATGTTGTGTCTAATATTGGCGACGAGTCCACTGACATCGTGACATTTAGAAACGCCTGTCGTTCAACATCCTACGCTGTATTAGACTCGGGATACAAATACCAATACGATAAATACAATGATATTTATCGTTATGTGCCATTGAATGGGGATATGGCTGGATTAGCTGTAAGAACAGATGAGACGCGTGATCCGTGGTTCTCCCCTGCTGGATTGAATCGTGGTCAGATAAAGAATATTATTAAACTAGCTTACAATCCAAACAAAGCAAATCGTGATATTCTGTATAAGAATGGTATAAACCCTGTTGTCACATTTCCTGGTCAGGGAACAGTGTTATTTGGTGATAAGACAATGTTGTCAAAACCGAGCGCATTTGATCGTATTAACGTTCGTAGATTGTTTATAGTGCTTGAGAAAGCAATTGCAACAGCTGCTAAATTTACACTTTTTGAATATAATGATGATTTCACGCGTGCACAGTTTAAAAATCTTGTCGAGCCATTTTTACGTGATGTTCAAGGACGTCGTGGTATCTTTGACTTTAAGGTGGTTTGTGATGAAACAAACAACACTGGTGAGGTGATTGATCGTAACGAGTTTATTGGTGATATTTACATTAAACCCGCTCGTTCAATTAACTTCATCCAATTAAACTTTGTAGCAGTGAGAACAGGTGTTGAATTTGCTGAAGTTGTAGGACAATTTGGTTAATTAACCAACTAATATATTAAAGGAGATTAACCTATGAGTTTTAACGTCAACGAAATCAGAAGTCAATTAACACTTGGAGGAGCGCGTCAGTCGCTTTTTCAAGTTACAATACAAAACCCGGCAAATTCTATTGCCGATATTAAAGTGCCATTTATGGTTAGAACTGCCCAAATTCCCTCATCGGATTTGGGTATCATAGAAGTACCTTACTTTGGTCGCAGAATTAAATTAGCAGGGGATCGTGTATTTGGGGATTGGTCTGTTACAGTAATCAACGATGAAGATTTCTTAATTCGTAATGCTATGGAAGAGTGGTCAAACAAGATTAACTCGCTCCAAGGCAATCTTCGTCAATTTGGTGCAGCATCGCCATTGTTGTACAAGGCTAATGCTCAGGTAACTCAGTTTTCAAAAACTGGGGTTCCAATCAGAACATATCAATTTAATGGTATTTTTCCTTCATCGATTGCACCAATTGATCTCGATTGGTCAGCAACTGATCAGATTGAAGAATTCACAGTAACGTTCCAATACGATTGGTGGGAAGTTTCAGGCGGAATCACAGGTAATGGTGGAGGAAGTTAAAATATATACTTTTATGAATACCCCTAGAAGTTATGTTATCTAGGGGTATTTTTATGGAAAAGTATGGCATTGAGAGAGCTGCTGAAATTCGTCAGAAACAATCCGCAGCCAAAAAGGATTTCAAAGGAAACATCACAACATGGAAACCTGGGCGGGAAAGTTGGAATAAAGGAAAGCCAGCGATGTGGATAACTGATGGTATAAGTACTAGACGCATTTATAATCAAGATATTCCAGCTGGTTGGAAACGTGGAAGATCAAGCACAACACAAGGAGCTATATAATGGAATTATTTGGTTTTGAAATCCGTCGAAAATCAGAAGAATTACAAAAACAAAATTTAGACGCCATCACCCCAGAAATAGAGGATGATGGAGCTCTTGTTGTTGCTGCTGGTGGTTCTTATGGGATGTATGTTGACATTGAAGGCAGTGCAAAAACAGAAGCAGAATTGGTGACTCGTTACAGAGAAATGGCTTTGTTCGCAGAATGTGAAGCGGCAATTGATGACATTATTAATGAAGCAGTTAACTCTGAGGTAGGTAGAATTGTTGAATTGGTTTTAGATGAAGTTAATTTGTCACCAAATATTAAAAAAATGATTGAAGACGAGTTTGATTATATTTTTGATTTATTAAACTTCAATCAACAAGGTTATGAAATATTTCGTAGATGGTATGTTGATGGAAGAATGTATTACCAAGCTGTGATTGATAAAACAAATCCAAGACTTGGTATTCAAGAAATGAGATATATTGATCCAAGAAAAATTCGCAAAATAAAAGAAATAAAGAACAAAAAGTTAAAAAGTCAAGAAAATCCTTTGGCCACAATTAAAGATACGTCAAAGGAATATTATATTTTTAGCGAAAAAGGATTTTATGGTTCTTCAGCCACAAGCAATCAAACATCTGGAATAAGAATAGCCAAAGATTCTATTATTCATATTACTTCTGGTCTCATTGATTCCAAATCAACATTGGTTCTTTCTTACCTTCATAAAGCAATTAAACCCCTCAATCAATTAAAAACAATTGAAGACGCGTCAGTTATATACAGAATTTCTCGTGCACCAGAACGTAGAATATTTTATATTGATGTTGGTAATTTACCAAAAATGAAAGCAGAACAATATCTTCGTGATATGATGACGAGACATAAAAACAAACTTGTATATGATATAGGAACAGGTGAAGTTAGAGACGATCGTAAATTTATGACCATGTTGGAAGATTTTTGGTTACCACGCCGCGAAGGAGGTAAAGGAACAGAGATTACAACTTTGCCTGGTGGTCAAAATTTGGGAGAAATAGAAGATATTAAATACTTCCAAGACAAATTATACAGATCGCTTGGAGTTCCTGTTTCAAGAATGCAACCAGACAATGCATTCAATCTTGGCAGAGCCTCAGAAATTTCAAGAGATGAAGTTAAATTCTCAAAGTTTATTGATAGGTTGCGTGTAAGATTTAGTCAAATATTTACCAAATCATTAGAAAAACAATTACTTTTAAAAGGTATTTTAACTGCCGATGATTGGAAAAATATTGAAAACAAAATTAAGTACAATTATGCAAGGGATAATTTCTTCTCCGAACTTAAAGACCTGGAAATTGATAAGGAACGTTTGGGTGTATTGCAATTAGTTGATCCTTTTGTAGGAAAATATTTTTCTGTCGAGTGGGTAAAAAGAAATGTTCTCCATCAAGCTGATGAAGAAATTGAAAAAATAAATCAAGAAATATTAGCTGATGGGTCAGCTATGCAATATCAACAAATGCAAACACAACAACAGTGAATGATAAATAAACAATGGAGAAAGTATGGATAATAACGTTTTAACACCAGCAGATTTAGTCCAACAAGCATTAGAAAATAACCCATCAAAAATGGGGAGCACTTTTAATGATTTAATTATGTCAAAGATTGTTGACGCTGTTGCAACAAAAAAACAAGAGTTACAACAAACAATGTTTAATTATGCAGAGACGGATCAAGATGATAATGAAGAAGAGGCTGATAGTGATATTGAAAAAAAAGACGAATTAGAACAACAAGACG